TCGTAGGTTCGAATCCTACCGGGTTCACCATATAGGCAAGTATCTCCTCAAGCTTATACCTTGTAGAAAGAGTAGCTGGTTACACGTGAGTTCAAGTCTCACCTTGCCTACCCATATGTATTAGTGGCAAAAAGTTGCCAATTCCTATAATTTTACTTAATACATATTTCAATGAAAAATCTCTTTTTCTTTTGGGCGTTTTTTGTTTGGTCTTCATCATTATTATCACAAGTTTCAACGTGTGATCTAGAACTTCTAGATATTAATTGGGATGAAGAAACTATTACTTTAACTTTAAATGATAACAATTGTTCAAATTCTTCTACACCTGGGTGGGTCCCTTATCCAGATTCAGTGTATGTTACACAATTAGGTTTTGGGTTTGATGGTATTAATTGTATTATTCCTTCTAATACTACTAACTATTACCCTCCATTAGGTTTGAATGATACTCTTACTTATTCATATTCTGATTGGAGTGATCCTTTTAACTGTGTTGACTCTGCATTTGAATATTATCAGGAAACTTGTGAAGCTACAGTAAGTATTGTAGGTCCTAACAATTCAATAAATTTAGACCTAAATGGTAGTAATAATTATATCGCATTTAATCCTATTTTCGACAACTGCTATGGAGCTGTAGAGGTCGGCGAATATACGCGAAATTTAACGCATTATATATATGATTTTCATGGTAATTTGATATGTATAACAGATAATATTAATAATTTTAATTTAAATGGTTTTTATATTATTAAGAACCAAAATGGTACTAGAAAATATTTTAAAAATAATTTGGAGTACTAGTATTTATACCATATATTAATAATAATTTCTAAAACTAAAAAATAATGTCTACATACGAGGATACTTTAATGGAAGTTTATATGGAGGTTGAAAATAAGGGAATTAGAGAGGAGTTTGAAAAGCAATGTAAAAAAATGTCTAGTCAAGACAAACATAGATATAAAACAGTAGCTGAAAAGTGGGAGTATGCCCTATATAGAGTAAAAGGAGGTAAATCCAAAAAATGATAGGAATAGAAGATATATTTAATTTATTTCCTGGGGGAGATGATAATGAAAATAATACAACATATGTTGATATTACTTCAACGCCTATTTATTGGTTAGGCATGCATAAAAAACTTATCCTCAATCATATAAATTTTAAGAAAAAAGTCATTTCATTTTTTAAGAAAAATAATGATGAATTAGATATTGCTGATATTGAAAAGGCTGGAGAGTTTGTAGCATATAATAGGGCTTGGAGTTATATTAAGAAAATTAACATGGAAAATGAAGACCATGTAGCCGATATAGTTAGTTATGGAGATGATGCTCTTAATTGTTCGTTAGAATTAGCTATTAAACATTTCCAAAATACAGAAGAATATGAAAAATGTGCTCATATTTTAAAAGTATTAAAAAAATCACAAGAATTTACACTTTAATTTGGATACCAGAAAAATTTCGGGTACCTTGGAAATACGGGATTTGAAGATATTTAGGAAAATAGGGGAATTAGGAATATAGGTTGGAGTGGTAATGAGGGTGTTGTATATTGGGGGAAATATTAAAAATATAAATAATTATGGCATTTAGAAATAAAGAATTAGTTGATAAAGGATTTACAAATATCAAATCCGGTATTAAAACATTAGACTTAATGGTTTCCCGAGGTGGAAGTGATGTTAATGATTTTAGAAAACAACTTAAAGAAGTTTATAATAAAATTGAAGATCTTGAAACATTAGTAGAACGTGAAGCAGGAGTTCTAAGAAACGGATAATCAAATAAATAAAAGGTTATGAAATTAACAGCAGAAAAAATCCAAATGAATTGGGTAGAATTTATGAGTAATATTGATACTTATATTTCATCCCCTCGTAAAGAACAATTAACTAAATTTTATGAAAAGTATGCGGAGCGTATTATGCTTATGCCTGCTGCTCATAAAAAAGAATACCATTCTGCCTTTCCTGGTGGTTATGTAGATCATGTTAATAGAGTAGTTAAAGCTGCTTTATCAATGTCTGCTGTTTGGGAAAGTTTTGGTTGTGATATGACTACATTTACCACTGAAGAATTAGTATTTTCAGCTATTAACCATGATTTAGGTAAAATGGGTGATGCAGATCATGAATCATATATACCCCAAACTGATAAATGGAGAAAAGATAAATTAGGTGAGGATTATATGTTTAATAAAGCTTTAGCATTCTCAGCTGTTCCAGATAGAGGATTATTTTTACTCCAAGATAATAATATTAAATATACATTCAATGAGATGGTAGCAATTCAAACTCATGATGGATTATATGACTCAGCTAATGATAAATATTTAAAAGGCTATATGCCCGAACAAAAACCACGTACTTCACTACCATTTATTTTACACCAGGCAGATATGATGGCTGCTAGAATTGAATTTGAAATTGAATGGTTACCTAAATTCAAAAATAACTTGGATACCAGTAAAAAGAATTTTACATTAGACAGTAATAAAAAAACCTCTACAAAAAATAAAGCATTAGGTTCTATTCAAAGTGAAGGTTTAAAAAATATTTTTGATAAACTATAAATAATGGAAATCTTCCCTACAACAGCAATTATAATCATATCAATTTTAAGTTTTGTAGTTTTAATTTTAGGATTTACTACTTTTAATTTACTTAGAAAAAATGAAAGGGCTGAAGATATTGTTGTTGGGTATCTTGAATATTTAGATAAAATGTCAAGAGTAATTGAATCAGCCGAAGTTAAAATTAAAAAAATTGATGCCAAAGGATCATTTGAATCTGATGATGAGATAGGTTTTTTCTTTAAACAAATTAAGCAAATTCAAGAAATTCTTAACGAGTTTAATTTAAAAAAATATTAAAATCTAAATGGATCATATAATAAGGCAACACAAAGCACAAAAACAAAAAAGAGTATATTTTTCTAAAGATACTGAATTAGCGATTGTAAAATATAATCGCTCTTCTGATCCCGAAGAACGAAGTGAATTATATCAAACCCATATACATTGGCCCTTTTATAAATTAACTGAAAATATTATTCATACTTTTAAATTTTACCATACAGATGGGGTTGAAAATTTAGAAGATTTACAACATGAAATAATTACATTTTTATTATCTAAAATTCATTTATTTAATCCTGATAATGGAGCTAAAGCTTATTCTTATTTTGGAACTATAGTTAAAAGGTGGTTAATAGTATATAACCAAAAAAATTATGGTAATAAAATTAAAAATATAGCAATATCCGAACTTAATAACTACTCTCAGTTGGATACTTCAGACCCATCTTTTATTGTTTCAAAATCAAGAATTGAAGATTCTCAAAATATTGTAGAAGAAGAAGAATTTAGTAATAAAAACCTTTCAGAAAAGAAAAATTACAAATATGAGGATCGTCTTTCTATTTTTATAGATCAGTATGTAGAGTATGTTACAGATAGAATTTATATTTTATTTCCTAAAGGTAATGATGCTTCAATAGCAGATGCTATTTTAGAATTGTTTAGAAAAAGAGATAATATAGATGTTTTTAATAAAAAAGCCCTTTATATATACATTCGTGAGATGGTAGATGTTAAAACCCCTAAAATCACTAAAATAGCTAATAAATTATATGCTATTTTTAAAGAAAAATATCTATTTTATTTAGAACACGGTTACTTTCCTCCAAAATAATTTTAGAGATACATATTTATAATCAAAAACATTATGGGACAATTAGATTCACACGTTTTTGGTGGTAAAAAATTTTCGGATCTTTTAGAAGAAATTTATAATAACCAAAAGAAAAGAGATGCTCAAGTTGTAGCCTTAATTTCTGAGTTAAAACCTTTAGTTCAAGAAATAGGGGATGCTACACTTATAGTACCTCTTATAAAAGAATACATGGAAATTGGTGTTAAAAATGATGAAGCCTTAATTAAAATGGCAACTATTGTTCAAAGAGCACTCCAAAATGTAGATGAGGATGGTGGGTTAGGAATAACTGATGAAGAAAAAGAACAACTTTTGGCAGAAATGGAAAAGTTAAATTCAAATAAAGAATAACAATGCCTAAAACTCCAACAGGTTTAAATTCATTATCCCCCACACAATCCCCAAAATTTCCTTTGGGTGGAGTATTTTCTGCTAGAGTAAGATATGCTTTAACTGATGATACTAAATCATCACTTTTTAATGAGTTTGGTGAATGGGCTGCTATAGGTTGTATATTTTTTGATAAAATAAATAACCCCAACCCTAATCCAGAATACACTTCAAACAGTTTTGCTCGTCCTCTATTTCCAAATAATTCAAATATTCCTTTAAAAAATGAAATAGTTTATGTTATAGGAATGCCAAACAATAATGTACAATCTGATGTAAATGATATAT